CATGTATCCAAGCACAATTGGAAGGGCAATGAAATATGTTTGTGTTATTACTTCACTCATCTTTTATTACTCCGTATTCAATTATTGTTCGCCATCCCACCACCAAATTGGCGAATCCCCTGCAACCATATTACCGCCATCAGTAAAATGGTCACGCACAATCTTCTACAAAAAATGAACATACGGAAGTACGTCATTAAATATCGAACTGGATATATAAGCATTTTCGTATGATCTGCTTGTAGAGTTTTCGCTGTGAGACGATTCTCCCTCAGCTCCTTCTTTCGCTTTCAGGTCAACGACTGCCATAGCAATAGTACTTATATGTCTTTGAATATCGTCTTCAATCTGATTTTCAGTAAAATTGCTAGGAAAATTTCTTTGTTGCTTATATTTTTCAATGACAAAATCAATCAAGAGTTTTGACGGCTCCTGACCTTTCAGTTCTGGAATGTCATTGAAATATTCAGTTACCTTTTCCTTGATTGAGTCTGTCACTGCCATAACTGTTCTCCTTTATAAGTTGAATTTTGAAATAAAGTATTCCTTCAATTCTCCACCAGTCATCGAATCAGCATTGCTCACTCCATGATCGGTGGCTAACGACCGTAAATCTTGCACACTCATTCTGTTAATATCTGTCTTGGTATAATGAAATTCAAGCGAAGATTTCCCCGGAATTTCTTCCGGGATTACTTCGCCAGCTTTATACCATTTTCCATTGATTTTGATTACATTTGTCGCAATCATACATCCACCGCCTTACGCTACTTTCATTACAACAACACTGTTCATTCCCTCGAATGACGGAAGACCAATCATTGACACAACGCAGTGTGTATTGATCGGGTGCTCTGTAGCATAAGTGTAAACAGCAATACCTGTTTCAACGATAGAAAGGTTTCCATTTGCAAGATTTCCACTTCTCTCTTCTGGTGTTCTGCCGAAAACATAATCACCAAGGTATACTCCGGCTGACTGACAAGAGATGATGTTTTTCGGAATAAAGTACTGAGTTACTCCTGATTCATCAACGTACATCTTGTCGTATACTTCGATTTCAATTCCGTATCCTCTCAGGTACGCAAGTACATCTTCCTGTCTTACTCTGATACCGCCGTTGTATGCTGTAATTCCAAGAACCTGTTTCTTTGTATCCTCCGCATTGAGAAGCATTTCAAATGTCTCAGTGTTCATTGAAAATCTTGTAAGAGAATATCCTGTTTTCTTGGCAAAATCACGTCTTGTTTTGATAAGGTCATCAAGCGGTGTTGCTGTTTCCGGTGCATCCCACTTGTCAGATGTTCCAGAAATTTCAATATAGTGGTCTTTTTTGTGTACTATTCCATTGTCAGTTGTGTAATCAACCACATACTTTTTGCCTTCAATATTTACGGTAACTTTCGGTACACCGTCTGCCGGTGCAAGAAGTTCCCAAATCTGTCTCTCAGGTACAACCATAGCTCCCTGAATCAGATTCATCGGTTTCTTACTGATTTGTCTGAGAACTTGGTTGGCAAGAGAAGAATTTTCAGCTGACGCATAATTTGCATATTGCTGTTCTTCTTTCTCTGTGACCATGTAGGATTCTCTGTAGAACGGCATCTCGTTCTGAATGTCCTTGAATCCTCCAACATCTCTTAACGGAGCCTGTGCATCGAAATTTGAAGCTTTCAGTGCTACCGGCTGTGAATTTTCACCGACAATGTATCTGATTTCAAGTGAATCCTGTTTTGTGGTTCCGAATTTCTGTCTTCCAAGATACGGTGGAAGTGCAAGTGATGCTTTGTAGTTATCCCACATAACTCCAAGACTTCTTGCTGTAAACGCTTTCGCTAATGGTAATGCCATGTCTAATATACCTCCTTAATTACTCTGCAATTGCTGGTGCGCCGTAAAATGTAACTCTAGGTGTTGCTTTTCTAGCTGCATCTGCAATCTGCGGAGAAAGTGATTTAACCTTTTCCCAATCAATAGTTCCTTGATATACGTATGTTCCAGGTGCATCTCCCTGTGTTACGTCAACGTCTTCAAGAAGATATCCAAGACATGATGCATCGTTTGATGGATACGGTGTGCCAGCCTTTGCAATTTTCATACCGTTTTCATCAGCTGTTGTTACGCTCTCCTGTGTTACCACGCAAGCTGCTCCTTCGTAAGGAAAAAACTTCAAAATACCTTTACTCTGTGTAAAATCTCTTACAATTGGTTTTCCCATTTTTTTACCTCCAAATTTACTTCATCAGGTAATAGTCTCTTGTTGCCTGATCACTAGCCTTGTTGCCAAATACGATCTGTTCCGCATTCGCTACATCTTCCGGCTTTTCTTCGACTTTTTTTCTTCCGGCATTTCCACCAGGATTAATGGAACCATCTGCGATTTCCTGTTCCTTGGCTTGTGCTGCCTTTGTTTCTTTTTCGGCGATAATCTGTGACATTGAATCGATTGCTGCTTTTGCAATTTCCAAATCGTCCTGAAAACCAGCAAGAACCGTATCTGCCTGTTCACCCGTCAGACCTTTTTCAGCTGCATAAGCACGAATATCTTTCTTGATATTTTCTTTCTGCAATGAATCAATCTGTTTTCTAAGTTTCTCAATCTCGTCATCGTTCTGTGGTGCCGGATTTGGGTTCGGCTGTGGATTTGGAACTGGTGCCGGTGTAGGCTGTGGCTGTGGTTCCGGCTTTTGTGCTGGATTTGGGTTCAGTGCCGGAGTCTGTCTGTTGCTGTGAAACTGATTTAAGTAATTCGTAACCTGTGCATCTGTCGGCTCCTCAATCCCTAACGCGATTAAGTTCTGTTTTGCTTCTTCTCTTGTCATAGTTATTACCTCCGTATCTACATTTGTTTTCGCTGTTCTATCAGCTTGGATTTATACTTTTTCCCATCTAACGCGTGAGAATGCTTTTTTATGTATAAAAAAATCAGCCAAAAAATTTGGCTGATTCCAAAAATTTGGCTGATTGATTTATTGAATTTAATTTTTAAACTGAATAGCTTCAATTCTAAGTTCCTGTCCGACTGTACCTAGTGTAGATACGCCGTCAGCTTTCGTCCAGTCTGTCCAACCGGAATTTTCTACATGGACTCGATACTCAAAATCTCCGTCAAAGCATAAGCACTCGATACGCTTATTCTGTCCAATGGTGCCGATTACCGTGTCTTTTGTGACCACGCCATAATCTTTCCATCCGATACCCTCAATATGAGCTTTCGCTTTAATTGTCATGCCAAGTGGATCAATCTTAAATGCTTCGAGACGCAATTTATGCCCTGTAATACCAATAATGTTTTCACAAGCTCTTGCGCCAAGCCATCCTTTATTCTGGACGTGTGGACTGACAAGGAATTTAGCAACCATGATCTCGATCGCTTCAATTTGCAGTCCCTTTCCTTTTGTGCCCGCCCAATTTCCGTTGAATGTCCAATCTGTCCATCCGATGTTTTTCTGATGAACTCTGTAGATATATGGCGTATCCTTACCGGTAATCTTGATTGCTTCGATACGTTTGTTCTGACCTGTAGTACCAAGGATTGTGTCTTTGGAAATATTCTTGTATTCCTTATCGCCTACATCCTTGATATGCACTACCACGTCTGTTTCTCCAACCGGCGCAAGGCGGAACGCTTCGATTCTCCGGTTCTGTCCTGTCGTTCCTGACATACGACCATCAGACTGCCAGCGCGCCCATCCGATGTCACGGATATGTGACTGGTAGGATACCTTACCGTAATGCTGTACGGAGTCCTGAGATGTTCCACCAGCTGTTACCTTACCGTCAGAATCCTCTTTTTCCGGAGATGCCGTAGCGATACCGAATGCATTAAGGATACCTCTCGCCAGATCATCCATTTGACTGTTAAATTTATTCAGATCGCCAGAATTTGTGATAAAGCCATTTTCCAGTAGTCTGTAGCTGTAGCCCCTCTGTGCTGCTCTCCACGGATTTGCAAGGTCACTTCTTGGAATGATATTTTTTGCACGTCCCGGAAAAAACGAGCCGATAAAGCTTGCCAGTGCCGTATCGTACTGGTCTGGACTATAGCCCTCCTCAATAATTACATGACCGCCCTTTGCCGAAGCTCCTGCGCTGTCCATATGTAACTCCAAAATCTGCCAGTCTTTAGGAATATTTAAACTCATAATACCATTATCGGCATACCAGTTCCGGTTCATATCTGCGACCGTGACATTTCCACCGCCTAATGCTTGTAATCTGGAAGCAAGCGCACGTACACGCTCTGCCTCCGTATATCCATATCCTACTGCTCCACAATCACCGGCACCATGACCAGCTATTACATATAAATGTGCCATAGTATATCTCCCTTTATGATATTTAGTTAATTAAATATAAGTTTAGTCAATTAGTTCCATTGCTCTGGACTCGATTTCGTTAGTGATTTCGCGCAATAATTCAATCGATTCGGAAAGTGTCATTTTTCCTAATTCCATTACTTTTCCAGCACCTCACGAATTGCTTCAAGATCATCCACTGTAAGTGCCGGATAGTCCGCTGCAATATCCTCAAAAGACTCTCCGTTTTTAAGACGGATTTTAAATGCTCTTACCATGATTTTCAATTTAAGTGTGTTCAATGTTTTCATTATGCTTCTCCTCCAATCAAATCAGCCATCATTAAAATGATATCGTCTGTAGTTGCTTCTAGTACGTCGATACGCTCCGCATCAGTTCTTTTAGGTTCATTCCCATAATTTAGATATTTTTCTGGGTTCGCTTTTACATCGGCTAAGTCTAGCGTTCCAGTAGGTTCGGAGATTTCTTTGTAATCATATTCATGATAGGTCTGTTCCTCTTCTTGTCCCTCGGGAATCTCCTTTACGATGTTCTCATTCAGACAGATATAGACATAATCCATTCCATCAATCTGCCTAACAGTAACACTCTCTTGTGTAGTGTCGAATCTTGCTTTCATAAGATATCACTCCTTTACAAATTTGAATCGTTTTGTTCGCGTTGTATCTTCTTTTTATATTGTAGCTGTTCGTGTGATCTAAGATGCCTTTGTATGACATGCACTTCCTTGCAAGCCATATTGGAATCTTCTTCCTCTGCTTTACAAGGGATTGTGCTTTCTTGTACGACCGCCTCACTCTTAAGAAAACTCTTCTTCTAATTGTGATATGCTGTCTATATATGCGGACACCCATAATATCAATGAAATGACCGTCATCTTTGCGTTTTGCGATTGTTGTATATACCATCCAACTATCTTTGATTTTCAATCCCATCTCATCTGCTTTCTGAATAATCAGCTTCATAGCTTTGTGAATGTCTTTTGCGTTCGTTCCAAGAATAAGGATATCGTCCATGAAGAAAAGTTGATGTTTTATGAGATTAATTCTTTCTGTTGTTCCGTTTTTCTTCTTTCTGATGCGATACATATTCTCTGCTATTTCATGGTAGATTTGAGACAAGAATAAGTTACAAAGATACTGACTTAAATATGAACCAATACTCAATCCAGTGTCAAATGTCATGATTAGCATCTCTATCAATTCGAGTAGCGGTTCGTTCTTAATGTATTTCCGAAGAAATTCCATTAATTTGTTTCTGTCTATTGATGGATAACATTTGCTGATATCGCATTGACCAGCGTATCTGATATCTTTATTTCTCATCCATCGTTTTATTGCTTTGATACCGTAGGATTGACCTCTGCCTTTCAGTGCTGCGCATTGGTATTCTCCAATTCGCCTTAAGAAGTCTTTCATAGCTTCTACTGCGATATAATCGTAGATTTGCTGTTTAATGTTCTGAATTCCAATTCTTCGCACTTTCTGACTGGAAGCGTCAATCTTTTCTTTGTACCATATTGGTTGAAAGTGAATATTACCTTGAATGATTTCTTCACGTACTCCGTCAACCACTGTTTCAACCATCGGTTTCATTCCGTTTAATCCGAACTCATTGAACATTCCTTTAATAGTGTCTGTCGGAAGTCCAGTGTATTCAGAAAACATCGTCAATGAATCTCTTCTTTTGTATTTCTTTTTAAGGCATTTGTATACTGCCTTTTGAATCAGTTTTCTATCTGTTATATCGACCGTTTTGCAATACGTCTTCATCGATTGTCTTTTTAAGGGCGTTCGGTTTATACTACTAACCCCGACAGATAGGCGAGCCCTATCCGTCCTTACTCCTTCCTTCAAAAGTTTCAGTAGGTCTATAAAAAGTATTTCGGGCATCTGCCCAAGAGCCTTTACAGGCTACACTCTTTACGAGCGCGAAATACGACGCAAGGATTTATATATATTAGAAATTAACAATTTCAGCCGAGGTAATTCCAATTCGTCCTGTCAAGCCTGTTCCTGCAATTCACGTACGCTGAGCCAGCATTCGACCCATTCCTGAGATTACCGCGTGCGCCGTAAGTCCTTTTGTTTTTGTCGGTCGTATTAGGGGCGATCCCCTCTTTCCTAAAGGAAATTCACCCCCAACGACCTCTTCTTAATCGCAGCCGAGGTAACTCCAATTCGTCCTGCCAAGCCCGAGCCAGCAAGACACGGACGCCGAGCCAGCAGCCGACCCAGCCCCGAGAGAACCGCATTGTAAATATTCTCGCATTCCAGATGTAGTTTTACCGCCAGTGTATACCATATCTGCGAAGCCTTGTGAATTGGACGAACCTTTTGCAGATGGAAACCATGCGCCAGTATCAACATCTACAGCAATATCGCCAACCCAAAAATCCGAACCGTTTCCGTCGGGATTTGCCGGGATTGTACCAACACACGTATATGTGTTTCTAATCGTTGCATCAGAAGAACTGTGCGCTACACCCTTTGGTGCAACATACACTTTTTTGCTGTAATCGCTTTGGAAGTCCATTACTGTATCAGATGCGACCATATATCCACCGACAGCGTATTCACGACCTTGAACTCTGTACGGATGCTTGCTATCTGTATTAGAACCGAAAGAACCATCATGTCTGCCAATAACTGTATCTGTGCTTCCAGACCACCAATGCATTGACGTAATCGTGATAGGAGCATTTACCGTATCGGATAATTTAATCGGCATGGTGTTAAATCCTGTTTCAATATCCAAATAGACCGCTTTATTATTTGCGTCAAGGGTTTCAATTTTAAGTACTTTTACATCATCTGCATATTTATGAATATTCGCTACTCCACGGTCATTATTTACACCGTTCTTTCCGTCATTGAGCTGACCGTAACCAACTGATACATAAGAGCCAACAAGAATGTTCTGCGCCTGTGCGTTTGTAACCGGGAAATACGTATGCACATCAGCAGATTCGATGGAGGCAGAGTATTGGAAACTGTATCCTGTACATCCTTGGAATAAACTCTGGCTATTCTTTGTAGCACCCTTGATAATGTTGAAAAGAATCTGAAATGTATTTCTTTCTGAACCAGCACCTAAATAACCTTTACCCTTTTTCTGATAATTCGTAATCATATTGTTATGACTCTGATTTCTTTCAGGTTTTAATCCAGGCTGACTTCTTAGAAATCCGTCAGAAGCAATACCTGATACATAAGCAGAACCAATACACCACGGAGTTATTGTTCTGTCTGCACGCTTGCATTCTGTCCACGGTTTTAATTTATACTTTTCGTTTGGTGTATCAGAAATCGTTACTAAATCGTACTCTGGATTTGATGCGTCCCAATTCCACCAAAAACTCATCTGCATAGCACCAACATCAACGCTACCTGTTTCTTGATAAGTATCATCATATTCTGTAGCAATCGGATATGCCGTGCCATCATCATTACGCTTGTAATTACAATGTACCCAGTCAAAAAGAGGGTGATTGCCATTCAGATAATCGTCCTTTCCCTCGGTTGTATCAGTGGACGGAACAAATTCCAATCCAGCATTGTCTAACAGTTTCTCTCCGCTAGACGTTGGATTGGTTGCGAATTTCCAGATTTTTGTCTGATACACCTTTCCAGTTCTGCGGATATTATAAAAGTCTTTAATGGTTGATGTGTGTGGAGTGTTGTTGTGAATGTCTTTCATTACACTCTTCAAATCAGTGATATCTTCCTTTAGCGAAGCAATGTCCAATGCATTTTTTTCTAATCTTTCAGCAGTGTCTTTGTATATTTTAAACGATTGTTCTGCCATTTTTAATCACCCCTTTATATCCCGTCATCATATTTCACGATAATACCGTCTTTTCCATTTGCCGAAAAAGAAAATCCTTTACCAGATGCTTTTCCAGAAATCGCATCTCCTGTTTCTTTTGCATCAGCAGCTTGACCAGATTTGCTTAAAGTCTTATCCGTACTTACTTCTATCGGATTTTCTTTCATGTAATTTTCTACAGCTTGTTTTATATCAGCAGTTGTAGAAGTTGTTTTCTTCCACTCGTTTAATTCGGCATTAAATTTGTAGTAATCTCCTGTATCGGTCATGAGGCAAGAGCTTCCGGTTCCTACATATAAAGGTAGCTTATCAAGATCTTTTGAAAGGCCTTCGTAATCTCTTATATTTCCATATTTTTTTACGCAAATAAGACTTCCCATTTCAGGTACATCTTCACCTGCAATATATGTTTGTCCGTCTTGTATAACTGTATAATCATATTTCATATCGCTTTTGTTGATAACCTCTTACTTTCCATCGTCATACATTACTTTAAGGTTTCTATCAGAGTCAATACTTAATGCAATTCCTCCAATGTTTCACTACTCTTCTTCCGTACTACCAGTTTTGCTATCTTGAACCTGTTCTCTTTCGACTTCTTCCGCAGTTCGGTACAAAAAATCGAGATATGGTTTTGATAACGTGTATGCTTTCTCGCTATCAGGGAACAGAGTGCTTAATTCAAATGCAAGTTTAGGGTGTGTTCCATCTTTCAACAAATAATCGAGAAACTGTGCTTTTACAAGCATGTTATCCATAGGACTGTGATTTATTACCACTTCAAACTGGCTTGTATCAATCGGACAATCATTCTTTTTAATCCTTATAATGTTAAGAATCACGTCATTCAGTCTTTGTTCCGACTCTTGAACAAATGGGTCTTTCAGCTTTCCTCTTGTTTTTGCCATATCCCATCCATTTCTAAGTTGCACGGCTCCTTGCGTATCTCCACCGGTATTCCCCTCAAGTTTAGGAATAGCAAGAATCTGTAGGAAGTTGTCTATCAAATCCTGTTTTGCCACTTGTGATTCTGATTGGTTAAGCTCCTGAGTCATAATATCAACATCGGCTTTATTGTCCGTACCATTGTTTGATTTTACGACCAATGCACCTTCCATTTTCATTTGTTTGAATGTTTCCGGATCAACCGTGCAGTTTACGAATTTAACCCACGACTGAACGAATTGCTCTATTCCATCCATTCTATTTGACTGCATATTATTGATCGCATCAAAAATACTGATAACCAATTCAACGTCAGATATTCTTTCTGGGTTGTTTGGGTATTCTACAATCGGAATATTTCCAAACGCATGTACGCTCCATTCGCTCACTTTACCATCTTTAATAATGCATTGATGTGTTTTTGTATGGCATACTTTATACCATTCACCATCAAGGCTCTTCAATTCCTGTACAGAAACGATAGGCTCATCAGTTAAAGAGGAATATATAATATATGTGTTCATCGGAGTTGGCACTGTAATCCTAAACGGAATGGTTGCTTTTTTGTCTTTTACAATCTGAACCGCCAGAAATCCAGTTCCTACAGCTGATTGCCATTCACCGCATTTGATGTTTCTCGCATGCTTATGTGCTAACCTAAGATATGTATTATACCTGTCAACATGTTCGCTTATATCTTCTTTTATTGTGCTTACGCATTGTAGTGGTTCTCCGTATGTCTGACCTACTTTAAACTGTACAGCCTCGTACGCATGGTTCTCGACAATTTTGTTTATTATATCGTCTCTTACAATCTTTTTACGATAAAGAATCGGCTGATCTCCATGTACATAATCCCAAAGGTACTTCACTACCCGTTTATTAAAATAAAACGTTCCAAGAGTTTCGCCTACAACTTCCAGAATATTGTTCTGGTCGACCTCTTCAACGTCAACATATGCAATTTTTCTTCCATATTTTCCCTTTACAAGGTCTTGTAGTGTCTCTTTATTCATCAAATTACCTCTGCATTCCAAATGTCATACCGCTGCTACAATTTCTTAACGGTATTGGTTTGATTTCCGTCTTTCTTCCAATCGCATGATACACAACCAGTTTGTTACATTTTTTGCATCTGCATATTTTGTTCATCGTAGATCGTCCATCATATGTGCCTACTTTTCTATGGCATTTCGGACAATAAATTGTTTTTTGAATATACTCGTTCATATTTTTCTCCATAAAAAATACGCCATGCCTATTGGCAAGACGCATTTTCTTATCTTACAGGGGGGGATTTCCAGTCAAAGAATTTTTATTCTTTTTTCTCTGATTATAATAATACACCCCTTTTTTAGTGAATTGTGTGAAACTTACAAATATTTGCTTATAATTTTGCTTACCAAGCTTCTATCTATCGACAAATTATCGGCTATCTGTTGTTGAGTCATTCCTTCAATGAATACGCACTTAAAAATTTGTCTATCTCTGCTCATTGGAATTGTGTCAATAAACGATTCAATTTCCTCTGCGCATTCAATTAAGTCATTTTCTTTTGCTCTCAAACGGTTAACCTTTTTTCTAAGAAGCTTTTTTCTTTTTTCGTAAAGTGCAATTGGAAATCCCTCGATTTTAAATCCCTGTATTCCTCCAAGTCCTCCGGTTACTTTATCACACACGGTACCTTCTGCAATAAGATCAGATATGGAATCTTCTGTTTTTTGTATTTCTTTTTTTATCATTTCAATTTCCAATTGCATTGCCTTATACTCGGACAACGTCTCTTTTGTCGGAAAATTTGCATTCATTACCGGTGCCCCCCTCTAAATGGATTATGTACAGCTTCAACTTTTGACGGTTCCCACGTTCCTTCGATAAAGTACGCCAACGATGCCAGACAGTCAGGTGCATCTTCGTGTTTGTTTTTCCCTTTTATGGTAAAGGAATATAAGTTTCTCATAAATGCCCTGTATTCCTGACTTCTGCACCCGGTATCTCTGAAATACCATTCACGAATAGAACCAGCTTTATCCCAAATTCTCTGAGTTTTTCTCATCGAAGTAGGCGCGTACTGTGAAACAAGGTTTATTTTGTGTCCTTTTTCTCTAAGCATTGAATCTACTTCATCTTTGTAACCCTCTCCACCTTGGTTTGCTTCAAAATACGCACTTCCGATATTGTGATCTATTATCATATCAACAACTTTTGGTTTAGTTATCTTCTTTTCAGAATTATCAAATATGGCATCATCAATATAAATCGAACCGTCTTCATACATATACGCTACAGCGAAAGCCAAATAATCTTCTCCTCCAAGTGCAACGTCACACGCTGCGCAAATACGGTATGGTTCTTCAGCTGGAAGTACACCATTGTAAAATTTCATATGTTCCTGGCTGAACACCGCTCCATCACGTTCAATAGGTTCCTGCTGGCACTGCGCATACCATCCTGCCATATCATCATTTTCTTCAAATTTTGCACGCTCAATACGGTAATATTTCGTCGAAAAACCTACTCCATAGTCATAATCAAAGTTACTCTCATCTGTTTCCGGATCAAGTGCCGGTATTTTAAGCACATCAAACCGAATGTCTTGTGCTTCTGGATTGTTTTCAAGAAAATCACGCCGATTCATGTAAATATCTTTCAGACTCCAGATTGTACCATTATATACAACTTTGCATTTTTCTTTTTTACGTTTCATTACGTTATTGTCAAAGATAATCTGCTTTCTTCGCAAGATGTCAGGGTTTAATACATCCTGAATACCTTCCAGAATATCGTCAATAATAAGCCATCCGTAGGCATCGTATTCACCATTCAAACCAGACGTGAGACCTTTTCCAGATAAGGACTTGTACTTTTTCTTGCGCTGCAAGTCCACCTTATTATTTTTTGCATCTGTATCTACAATAATTGCTTTCGGGAAAATATCAGAAAAACAATAGATCGGATCCGTCCAGATTTCTATGACACCATCAAGAAACGCCCCGCCAAGTCCTTCTTTGTATGTCACATACAGGTTACTTGCTTCTGTATTGCGTGCGCACTTCCAAGAAGTTGCAAGCGTAAGTTCCTGACTCTTACCAGTTCTGGCCGGCATGTGAACAAACAATTCGTCTAATTCATCATCTTCAAGCAGTTGGAGTTTGTCTGTTACAAGCTTTAGTGTTTTTCTTCTCGGTTCATAGAATCTATCTCTTCTTTTTCTGTTTTTTTCAACATACAGCATGTAACTGTCCAAAACATCCGGTGCTTCCATCTTTAGCAGCTTGTAGTAAATGTTTATCAATTCAAATTCCGTCTTATTTTCTTGTGCAAAGTCCTCAAGCTGCGCAAATGTGCCACCAGATTGCTTTTTTATCAAATAATTGATAATTTCTTTTGCTCGATTTGAAACTTTTACGCCGTATTTAATGTCATGTTCCGTGCAAATAGCTGTTTGAGTAGCCATTACATAAGCATTTAGCACCTGTCCGTCAATTTCATGATTTTTTATATAATCTTCATACCCATTTACAGTTTTTATCAAGTATTCACTTGCCATAACAAAAAAAGTGCCTCCTAACTAAAAAAAGTCAAGAGACACTTCTCTGTTCCACATCCGCATCCGGACAATGGCAATCTTTATTATTTTTCCGTGAGAATACAGTTCATACTATTTCACAACTTTTTCCTTGTGGTAAGTAACTTTCAATCCCTCTTTAACAGGTCTGATCGTAACTGTGTATCCAGCTTCAACCAATTCTGTTACTTTTCCTTGTGACATATACAATTGTTTGACAATTTTTTCTTTTTTATCGCATTCATTTTGGATCATAGTTTCCGAAGTCCTCCGTTACCTACTAACATAGCGAGATATTATTCCCTTTTTGTTTTTTATTGCTCATCTTTGTATGCATCTCCATTTAACGTCCATATGTATTCTGCCTCAAACAATCCCTTCGGAAACGGTTCACCCATCAAAAGTTTTCTAAGATATTTTCTAAAGGTAGGTTCGCACATCTCTGCCATTTTCGCTGCTTCCGCCATTGTAACTTTTCTGCTAGCAAAAGCGTTGTATGCATCACAAAATTTTTGAGAATCAAATTGTTTTTGCTTACTCATATTACACTCCTCACATTCACGTTTACAACTAGCCAAGGCGGAATTGAACCGCCACAAATGGAGTCAAAGTCCATTGCTCTACCTTTAAGCTATTGACCAAAAGTAAAAAATTGCATTTTATTCAAATCTCAATCTTTTTCATAAGTGGTTTCAAAATATTTCTTCCCGGCTACATCAAATTCACACTTCCCACTTTCCATGTGCTTGATAACATAGCCACCCTCCGGGATAATTAAGTTTCCGAAGCTTGCGTTGACTTTCAACCAAGTATCATTAAATCTTTCAAGACAAGTTACATTGGTTCCAACGAAAGATGATACTTCGTAAATATTGATGCCATTCCACTGAATAGCCTCAATTCTTTTCTTCGTGTTTCTATCATGGTAAATCATTTGAAGATACCCTCCTGCTCCCATCCATCTTGAATCATTTTAGGTTTATACACGTTCTCTGTATATCCTTGTCCGTTGCAAAGGTCGCATTCCACATCAAAATATTGCCAATCGTCACGACATTCCCAATATTGCGCCCTATTACGTTTCTTTGTGATTTTACCGGTCCCTCCACACTTTGGACATTTATGTACTTTTGTTCCTTGTATTTCTTTCTGTAATTCTGCTAAAGTTGTATCTTCTCCATAAGTTTTGCACAATCTCACAACTTCACATATTTTCATCGGCTTCTCCTCACTATTCTGCAAATACCCAATCTTCTGCAAGCATATCTGCCTGACTCGCTAACCATCCCATCTGCACTCCTGATGTACCAACAAATGCGATAGCCATGTTCCCGATAGCATCATGTTTACAGTTCACAATCTCTCCATTTGCTGTCTTGTATGAAATGCCAGTTGCAAGCTGAATGTACTGTTTCTTACCATTCCAACCTTTACGTGCCACCTTAAGTCCTCTTTTCAGATAACGGATAGCATCTCCGAATCCAAATGTTGGCTGACCGCCAAGAACACCACAATTTTCTTCATCAGCAAGCATCCAATCATCTCTCTGAGTGTGCATGAAAGTATATTCAACTCTCTGAGTTTCACGGATATCAAGAACTCCTCCCTGCCCTTTGTCAGAATCTTTTGGTCTGCAATGAATCATAATGGTCTGCTTTTCATCATCCCAACACCAGTATCCGTTCCAACCAGGAAGTTTTACCTTTGCTCCGTGTTTCATTGCTTCAAATGCTTCTTTAAATGTCATTGTTCATTTCTCCTTTCTACAATCCCTCTCGCTCCGCTTTCCATTTCGCTGCTCTATCTTTCATGATTTTTCTTGCCTTTTCTTGAGGCATATCTTTTGGAAATGTGGCAACTATTAGAATTTCGTACCCATGGCCCGAAATTTCTCTTTTAATTTCATTTCTAGCGAATGAATAAAACGGCTCGCCCCAATAGATGTTTTTCAATGTTTTGTAATTAAACCACGCCTCATAACATAAACCAACATCCTCATTAACATCACATTGAATTTCGTCTGTGTCGTATTCCTCAATTGTAGCTACGTCGCTATAATATCTTTTTGTACTGTTCAGCATTGCACATATCAGTTCGGCTTTCTCTCGACTTAACGCGACTGCTCGAATGCCATAATCAGAATACTCACCAGATGTAATTACATACACTTTCATTTAATCACGATCCTTTTTCTCGAAACTGACATAGCCGGACTTGAACCGGCAACCCTCCGGTTAACAGCCGGACGCTCTACCATTGAGCTATACGCCAAAATGCAGAGAACGGTCAAGTAAACTCTGCATTTACTGAATTGAAGTATTGTTTTAAACATGATTAAGGCTTCCCTTTATTCATCATGGTAGAAATCATATTCAGCCAGTGTGACGATAAGTCTGAGCGTCCAGGAGCGACCCTTGGCTTCTTACCGCTGTCAAAGCGCACACGGGATTGATACCCGTAAATTTCACGGTTCTTTCAGATTATGTTTTCGCCTATTTGCATTTCCTTATTCTCTTATGCTCTTATCGAAAGATTGCTTTTCAAAACTGCCATACCGCTACTTTAACGAATTTCTTGTGTTATACTCTGATTTCTCAGATTCAAGGCAAATCAGCTTATTGAGAGCTTCCAGTTAGTCCGTAGTCTCTCACACCACTCACCTCACTGGATTATTTCTGCACCGCAGACGTCTATTACGCTGACCACAAGGATTCTGCATTTGATTTCTCTATGATGATACACTGCACGGCGTTGTTGATGGTTTCCATCTCCACCAATGGAATCACTTCCAGCGGAAAGAATCAACTTATCCAATATCTCGAATAAGCCTATCTCGTTACCTATGCATCTCGGCAGGACTGAAAAATCCATCTGCACCGAGGTAATCATATTTTGAATTTGCACTACGGTTTTTAGTGTATGAAAACGCTTATTTGATTTACTATAGTGGATTGGATAATGTTAATAAGTGTTTTTTCAAGAACCGCTTAACTTGAAATAGCAGCCATGGGAGTCGAACCCATTATTCCAAGGGTATGAACCTTGTGTGATTATCCGTTTCACTCTCCTGCTTTAATTGTTTGACTGGAAGACCGCCGTCTATTACATATCGCTCCGCAATAAAACCAGTCGAGGGACTAAAAATGTGCAACTCCGTGTTACCAACCACGGAAAGCTACCGTTCGGACTCGAACCGAAAACCTGTTGATTCGTAATCAACTGCTCTATCCAATTGAGCTATGATAGCAGATAGTAAATGCGGTTTTTATGTAATTTACTGCCAGAGAATGCGATGGCTGTTAATAGCTCCTCGTTTCCAAGAACCGCAAAAACTTGAAAAACGCCGTATGAAGGATTCGAACCTCCAAGTCGTTTCCTACCGAATGTCTAGAAAACATCTTCAATACCATTATTGGAATACGGCTTATTTAGCGGTCTGCCAAACCGCCATAAATATAAAATCAAAAAAGAAGTTGCAGCCTATAACTGTCAATATCTCCGCAAAGATACTGGGTTGTTTTCCACGAAAACCACCAGACCTTGTGACGGTCTTTTATTCAGCTTTCCGCTAGTGGGTAATGAAAGGATAGTGCGCTCATGCCAGCGCACGCATGAAAAATTTATCGAAATTTTAACTAATCGGCATAATGTAAATTGGCGTCTTCGCCGTATACGCTTCGTGGATTTCATCAAATACTCCACGTGCTCTATTTTCTGTTTTGTATTGTCCGAGTATCATCTTTGACACACCAACAGAAATTATATATTTTCCATCGACAGATATGTCGTAATTTTCAAATTCAATTGATTTTGTTTTGTCTTGGTTTATTATTCTCATTTTCTCTCATGATCCATGCCGGTTTGATTGTTTCCGGCATGGTTTTTTTTAATTACTATAGGTTTTAGTTTTAAAAGCGATCAAGATATAGATTCTGCACTTATTAGGCGGTGGCCGTCCTCTTCTCATTTTAGTCTCCGTGATATATTATTATTCACACCCGTTGGACATTTACGGGATAGAATCTCATTAATTTGTTTTCTGCCATTTATCTTTGTGTTCCATCTGGCATTCAACCATTTCCCGGACATTTGTTCTCTCTTGCTTTATTCCGTGCCCCTGACGAAATAGCTCACATTCAAGTACGTTTCCACATTTGGAGCATTCATCCGTAATTTCTTTACCAAATATCCGCATCTCTATTCTCCTGCAAGAAATAATGTGATTTTTTCAGCCAATGCATATGCTTCCTTTTCACATCCGCGTCCGTATTCGCAAATTGTCGACCTGATTCCATCAAGTAGCGCATGATAGAATAAATCATGTTTCTGTATCTCATCCGTCACAATCTGGCAAGACGTTTCAAGTACGACTTCGTGCGCTTTTTCTTTTATGATTTTATCTTCCTTCATGTCGTTTTCCTCTTACACCCGATTATCATTAAACAAAAACGAAAACGTTTGTGATTCAGGCACTTTCACACCACACATCGCACGTTCTCCTAAAGTGCATTCACACTCTCAAAAGCTTTTATCATCTTCGGAAACTGAATGGCAAACCAATCAACAATTGTCTCTTCGTGCCCGAACTGTTTGTAATGTTCGTAGTTTGATTGAAGTCCGCTTTCAGCAAGGAAAGCATGTATAATCTCATGTCGTAGCTGCTTTCGCATCAGTTCATCGAAATCACCAACTTCATTTACATTGTCATCCCTGATTCTAATTTCTCTCGATGTGTAATCACAATAACCATCAATATCTTTATCTTTGAATGGTTCCCTAATCACTTTATATTCAGTTCCAAGAATATTTACTGTTGTCATTATGAAATCCTCCAAAAATTTTTCACATATTCTACCCTGAACATAGCATTCAAAGAGTCTTTATTGTAAAAACAAATGATTTTCAATTCCGTATCTATCGAACATCTGGTAGCTGGAACGTGGCAAATAATATTATCTGTTTCAACTACGTAAGTCGGTTCAATTGGTTTTATATCTCCGTAAATCATGCATCAATCTCCTACAAATATCTAATAATCAAACTGATAGCTGCTATAACCGCAATCACAAATGTTATCATGTAAGTGAATCCAAAAATCATAAATAATATCTTCTCACCTGTTTTGTAATTGGTTGTACAAGCAATCCTGAATTTATTACCGGCACTTAAAGTATTGAAATATAATCTCGCAATGATATAAAGAGCTATGTCGATAACTAATAGTATTAAGGTGATTTTGATTAGCATATTGATTCTCCTTTAGTGTGGGGCTTTTTGTTTTTTTTGGAATTTGGAGGACTTAGTAGTGGCTTTTTCAAGTTCTCATTTAACCCCCTCCCCCCGTTTGATCTGTATTTTTCAATCTATACGACAAACACTTATTTGTCACATACATTAGCATCATTTTTCTACGTATTCGTTTAATTTCGTAATGTGTTCAATGATTTATTTTATCATTTTGTTTTCTGCGCATTGAAATATTAAAATATATCAATCTTTTTCTTCAATTTCTTCCGGTTCTACGGGTCCGAGCCTTGGCAGCTGTTGCGCTGTGAGCATTGGCTCACGTTCTTTTTCTCTGCTGACTCCTGGTAGGTTCCAGCTGTGCCAGTGATTAAGTGATGGCAATACTTTCATCGGGTTAGTCTTGTGATCTTGTAACATAGCTTCTAAACTCTGTTCATTGTCAGACATAATTTGTTTAGCGAAGTCTATTTTCTGACTATTTAATATATTACTACTTTCTTTACCGTCAAAGTAATTGCTGTTATTATTCCAGTTGTAAAGAGTCTGTTTATTTATACCAGTAAAATCTAAAAATCCTTTGATATTCAATACCTGATTATGGCCTAGACATATATGTTTATATATACTATATGCACTCAATACTTTAACATCACTATCTCTCTGTAGTCACCGTCATATAACAGATCTCTAACATTAGGTTTAATGACTGTATCGTGTATGGTGTTAATAATATCTAGCCATATTACTGGAGGTATATTACTTTCGTCGATACCTGCATCCAGACAATAGTTAGTGATCAGATCCTTAACCACTGTTCTAAGATTCTCTGGAGTGATAGCCATGCACACGTTGTCGTCTTCTGTCTGTTGTTCTTTCTTTCTCCTTGCCATGTTCTACACCTCCAAACCTAAAAAAATAACGCCCACAAATAGATCTGGTTTCTGATCCATCTGTGAGCGTGTAGCATTCTTACTTTTTGCCGTCCTTGCTCTCTTCTCCTATCCTTTGCAGCTGTTTCTTCCCTCACACGGCATCCGGGACAACTTGCCAGTAATCACACTAGCGGGATTCGGTCTTGTTTTTATGGCTATATCATACACAAAAAAAAAGAAAAATACAAGGGTAAAACTTTAAATTTTCAAGAAATCGTAATTCATGCCATTTCGTGGCAATTTGCATTTCGTTTGGCGACTTTTTCTGGGCATAATATGAGAACCTCGAAGAGGTTTGAATATTATGTCTCTTTTTAATTCTAAACCTAAATCTTAATCTAAATCTTAATCTATACCTGTGGAAACATTTTGGAAACAATTTGTATACATTTTCGATGCTTTGTACCCACAAATAGAAAAAGACAGCCATTATCGACTGTCTTAATCTTGATTTATTTTAATATGCAAACTGTTCAAGAAATTCGTTTGCGTCTTCCAGCGTTCCAAGCTATATTTTCTCGCTGCTCGAGCAGTAGTGGTCAAAAAACCCCCCTTAAAACGCGCGACTTTTTCGGATTTTTGAAAAAAATGTTTTTTATTTTTCTTCCAAGTCAGCTCTCATATCATCACTTAAGGAGCAGATATACATACCTGGCTGTATTTCTTTCAAATCGCATTTCATAATCTCCGCCATAGGCTTTTCTTCTTCCAGAATCACCCTCTGTAAGCTCGTATTCAGTACCGCAAATTCATTTTTCTGTACTCTGCCTATAAACTTACATTCAGCATTGTAAATTGCGTATCCGTCCGTTTCAGAGCGATAGTACGCTGCATCTTCTGGTAACTTATATCCCATCTGCTACACCTCACCTTCAAAGTTTGCTTTGGCAATCGTGGCACGCCTGATCGATTCTTTTTCTTCATCAATCGGAACATCTTCACCGTCTATCTTTTTCTTGATGTTTTTTACGTATTTTCTGTACTCTTCTTCCTCTGCTTTTTTGCGTGCTTCCTCTTTCTCCTTCTTCTTTCTGGCAGTTTCTTCTTTCATGATCCTGTTGTTTTCCGATTTCTCGTCAAGTATTTCCTGAAGCTGTTGAATGGTCATTTTCTTTTCTTTCACTTTGGTTTCCGGCACTGATTCAGCGGAAATAATTTCCTGTTTTTCAGATGTTTCAGTGCTGTTTTCCAGAGATTTGAGCATTCTTGCTACCGCTTCATTAACAAAAGCGTTATATGTATAGCCGTATGATGTTATTTTTTCCTTTGTTCCTTTTGGCAAAACAATGCGGAATACCTCTCGCTCCTGTTCATACTTACGCACAGCTTTAATTTGAGAATCCAATGTCTTTTTCATAGCATCATTTCCTTTCTGAATATAACTCCTGTTATATAACTACCATTATATAACGGAAGTTAGATTATTACAAGTATAACTTCCGTTATAATATGATTGCATGAAAAGCCTTGATTTTACAGTTGTTTTACATTTTATTTGCATAATTGTATTTATATAACTCCTGTTATATAACTTCCGTTATATAAATACCGTTATATCATTTATTTATCCATCTTGTAGCTATAAGTAAAGTTAAGAATTTCCTGTGCACGTTCTCCCATATCCGGAAAGAAATCAAGTAAATCAACGTCTTTTTCAAGCGTATTTCCCGTCTGTTCCTCATATATTTCCTTTGCTGTCAAAGTATCAAAGAAATTATTCAAGTATTCAAACAGAAAAACCAGAAATTCTTCCTCGGAACAATACATTTTAACAGCGCATGGTTTTATCTTCCAAAGGTTCTTCCGATACCAGTTTTTCGCCGGTGGTGCTGGACAATTCGCCACATTTGGCACTTTTTCCTTGGTTCCAAGGCGTTTTCCGGTGATTTCATGCTCCATTTCGTGAAATCTGTTGATATATCTGGCAGTAAAGACCGTTCCTTTTCTTCCAGTACACTTGTGCGCAATGAACTCGCAGCCTTTCTTGGTGATGTTGTAGCATGGTTTCTTTCGGTTTGATTGATCAATATAGCTACTTTCTGTCCAAAATTCGCATAAATCAATCATTTTCGGTTCAGTAGACTCAAAATTGAGCTGATTGGATTCAACTCTTTCGGAGATGGAGGAAAAATTTCCTTCATCTAAATCATTGTGACATGAGGTCACGTTATTTTTGACGGCATCTGAAGAATAATTAGTATCTTCAATATATCTGCTATATCTTCTGATGCTTTTCATCAAGTCGCAATGTTCTTTTTCCACCATCTTAGCAACTTCCATAGAAGTCAGAGTTGCATTTAGCATTTGCATATTATTCTTCATATCCATGTCCTCCTTTAAGATCAATGGAAAACTCAATAATCCAGTGCTTGATGAATGATTCCAGGTACGCAAGTGCTCTGTCACTATCGATTCTGTCTATCATTTGATGTAATTTTTGTCTGTTATCCATAGCTTTGTTCATAATAAAAACTCCTTTTCAAAAAAAATGTTATTGAAAGAAGTTTCCTGATGCATTATAATATTTGCGGAAGGAAACTTCTTGTATCAAAACAGTCACAGTTACTTTTGCGTGGTATTCGTGGCTGTTTTTTATTTTCCTGATGATTCCAAAGCTTTTTGATATATTGTGTTTATTCCATCTCTTATTACTTCCGCTTTCGAAAGGCCGAGCGTATCACAACAATAATCAAGTTTTATGCTATCAAGAACAGAAATTCTTATTTCTATTCTTTTTGTCTTCGGATCATCGGTTGGTCTTCCTATTTTAGGACTCATATCTTCACCTCGCTTTATGTCCGTACACAAATAATATAATACTTACGTACAAAAGTCAACACCGAATTACTCATTTTCCTCATTATATTGAATTGTACCCACAAACAAACAGGGCAAAGCTGTTACACTCTGCCCCGTTTGCACATTATCTCTCGTTCTTGCCTGCCAGATATCCAAGCTTAAGCGCATAAATAAGTGCTTTTGTCTTGCCAAGTGTAGCAAAATCAGCCACGGTCAGCAAAGAAAAGAAATCTTTTGCGAACTTCTCACTTATTTCTGTGTCGGACAGCTCTTTTGTTTTTTCATCCAGTCTATCCATTACCTCTGCTAATTCATCTTTTGTTATCGTTTTCATTACATATTCTCCTGTTTATATATTGCTCTTGTAAGAAGCATCAACAAATGATATGATAGTTTCGTCAGAAGTTAATGCTTCTGTAGTTTCTTAGAGTAATCGTTTAGGTTTGCAAGCTCACAACGGTTACTCTATTTTTGTTTTTCATTTAGAATAGACTGATATACCGAATCTATTCCTTTTCTGACAACATCTGTTTTCGACATTCCTGTCTTTTCGACGCAGTAATTTAACTTTTCGATATAGCTGTCAGAAAACCGAAAACTTTCCCTATTTGCTTTTTTGTCGGTTGTGGGTCTTCCAGTTCTCGGTGACATCTTAAAACCTCCTTTCTTTTTTTGTTATGACAAAAGTATAATATTTGTTATGACAAAAGTAAATAGGTTTTTATGAATTTTAATAAAAAAGAACTACCTAAAATTATATGGCAGTTCTTTTTACATTAGTAAGCTATTTAATTTTTCAGGACTTCCGCCTTTTGGGTTTCCCGATTTAAAATCGGAAAACTCGATTTCTCCAAATTCTTTAATGTCAGCCCAGTATACATCAAAATCGGCAAATTAACTTACTATTGAAATATATAAAAATATATAGTAAAATATGGTTAAATCACTTATCGAAAGGGGCAAAAAGGAATGAAAGTTTGGAAATTAGTATCTGGTATATTGTCAATAGTGCTGTTTTTGATTGTATCTTTTCAGTCATGTGCAGCCGGAATCAGCAACACATTATCAGATAATGGAGAAGTTGGAGGTTCAGCGGGAGTATTAGTTGCGATCTTCTTATTGGCAGGCGGAATTGTTTCAATTGCTACAAGGAACTCAAAAGGAAAAGGTGGAAATATCGCTCTTATCATACTGTTTGGATTAGCAACAATCATTGGTCTTGCATTAGCTGGAAGCTACTCAGATCTTAAAATTTGGGCAGCTTGGTGCGCAGTAAACACTGTACTTGCTATTGTTGCATTAGTAAAAACTCCAAAAAATAAATAACATCACAAAAATAAGCGACCTACGTAGGTCGCTTTTATTATGGATTTGTTATGCTGCTTTTATATCAAATAAATTAAGTATAAATCTTCTTCCAAGCTGAGTTATTTTCCTGTGGTAGATAACACGTCCACTGTCAAGAACATCTTGCTTTATTTCTTCGTATCCGCAATTGCTATAATCAGAATACATAACCCATGTTCCGTTTACTTTGTATTGTATCTTTTTATCAGAAAGAATCTTATTCAATTCAACAGCACTCTTCAGACCAATTTCTTTTGCAATTTCAGTCATTGTGTAGGTCTTATTGACATGCATCAAAATAGAATTGGTACGTTCTGCTTCTACTCTTGCTGATCGTTCTTCTTTTAATCTGGTTAGAAGCTCGATCCCGAAATCAGGATTATTTAAAATATTATCAATCACGTTATCTGTAGCGTAAATTCCATTCTTTCGGATGCATGGGAGAACTTCGGATGTTACCCAATGTTTGAATCTCTTTGCTGATTCCAACTTGCTTCCGAAGATTAAAGCGTACAAACCAGATTCGTTGATGATATACATCTGTCTGTTCTGACCTGAGTCGGCAAAACACCGAGTCAGCTTATCTTCGTCTGCAACGTGTTTTTTTAGTGCATCTGATGTATCCTTATACCCAAGCGATACAGCTACATCCTTTCCAACAAACCACGGTTTTTTATCAATTATTACTGTTCTTATTTCACCGAATTCTTCATTGTTAAATACTGTAAGTTTTGTCTGTTCCATTTTTTTGTACTCCTTTTCTAAAAAACGTTTGTTTTTCCGAAAAGATGTGGTATGATAAACATATCAATATCCTTTCGGAATTGGTTGCATTAAGAGTTGTTCACTTTGGTCGGTTGGCAACTCTTATTTTTTTGTCAGAAATAGCAGAGCCTAACTTAATAGACTCTGCTCCGTTCAATTAGTAACCAGTCGCTTCACTGGTCGTTATTCCGTTCTATTTTATCCAGCACCTTCACTGGAGTATTTTATCTTTACAAACAAGATACCAATAAATATATAAAAAAGTCAATGTCAAAAACTAAAATTCTTTTTGAGTAAAAAACAGAGCCTATATTTCAAGACTCTGTTTTCGTACCGCCTTTTGCTGGAGACAATGAAGTGTACTTATCTACTGGACAATTACTATTTATACCAGAAGAAGTGGACATGCGTAATGGTAGAAATTTAAAAATTATGCGTAAATTTCGTTTTCCGTAAGATTACTCAAAATAAAATCTGCCATGTTAAAAATATCACGCCCGTAAGTGGCTAGAAAGTCAGCAACTTGTTCTTCTACTTCTATCGGCATATATATGTTGTTCATAAAGCACCAAACATGGCATAATTCATGAGAAATTACCTTATCAAGGAATCTCCCGTGTAACAAATTGGAAAGATATACTGTTCTGGTAAGATTGTCAGTAACCCCAACACTTAGAGAGCCATCACTACGCCTTAAAAGATTACTTCCTGGTGCTACAAACTCTACATGCCACTCCACACCGTTTATTTCAAAAATCATAAGTGCTGCACAAGAGTCTGTAGTTTTGTTTTCAACATTGTTTTTTCTTCCGGTGTAGAATCGGAGATCATTTCCGTAACATCATCGGAAAGTTCTCTCATATAGGTTTCAAGGTCTCTCATTTTGTGCTGTTTGTTCTCCGGTGTATCACTAGAGTACATCTGTTTTGACTCCATATAGGTTTTTCTACTCATTCCGCTCTTTCCCTCTCTGGAATCTCTCATACCGGAATCACCGCCGTAATAATTCCTATCAGTTTTTCTTTCACGTCCTGTTTTTCTGGGATATGAATACATGCGATCCATGTCAATATCCATATCTCTGTACATTTCAGGAGTCATATGCCAGTATGGAATCTCGTCGAATCCTCTACGCGTACCTCTTCCCTTTGGGGCAAATCTTCCAGAAGAATAGCGCCATTCATCATAGTACCGTCTTCCTTCATCATCTCCGTACTCTTCCTTAAAACGCTTCAAAAGATACTTTTCTTCTTCCTTATCATCCTCTTCGGCTTCTTCCATTGCCTTTGCGATTCTTGCATGGTATTCGGCATCGGCAAGGTCTTTAATCATATCTACGACCTCACCGATCGGATATGATCCAACGCACGTCTGATCGCTCTCAATGGCTTCTTTTGTACACTCGGTAAGGCTTTCTATCATTTCATGAATTCTCTTGATATGCATACCATTCACCTCCTACGCTTCACGTGTGACAACAAGGTTTGCATTTGCTACGTTGATTGCTTGTGTACTTGTATTCTCAACAGCAATGTTTACACAACATCCGGCCGGAACATCAATATAGACACCAGCGGATACATTATTGTACTGGTCAACTGCTGCCGGAGTACTAATCATCTGAGAAGACAGAACCGGCTCTCCGCTGATTGCGATAGCCAGTGAAATTGCTCCATCTGTTCCTCCGGTTGGTACTGCGATATTTGCTGAAAAATCAACAAAATAGCGTGCTCTACACTGATTTGTGATTCCTCTCAGAGTTACGATTCCAGAACCCTCACGATGTTTAATGCAGTTATTTCCTTGGACTGCCGTGTTTGTAAAGACAACATTTCCGTTTACTGCTACTTCTTGAGCAGAAACAGCTAAATATTCAGCCATAGTTTTTACCTCCATAATTTAAGGGACAAACTATTTTTAGTCTGCCCCTTGTATTCGTAATACTGCTTATAGCAGACATAACATTTAAGTTAAGTTACATGGTTTTATTTTTAGCATCCGCATCCACTGTTGCATCCGTAATATACGTTTGGATTTGGGACTTGGTACGCCGGAATTGGCGCTGGATTTACAGCATTGATAATTTGCTGTGTCTGAGCAGCCATCTGGGTTGTAAGCAATGCGCTCTGACGATCCTGAGAAGCAGCACGTCTAAGATCATTGTTTTCAGCCTGTAAAGTAGAGATTTTTTCATTGCAAAGGTAATCAATAATGCTTCTAAAACCTGCATTCTGATTTTCTACAATATCACGAGTGTTCGTATTCATTGTGTTCTGAAGCGCGCAAGTGTTTGTTGCCATATTGTAGTTTACGCCCTGGATAGCTTCTCTTGTTTCGCAACAGCAATTTGCAAGCTGCGACTGCAAAGCATTGGTGTTCTGCATGTTTGCGATTGTGTCTGCGTTAATAGCCTGTTGGATTCCGTAGCCAGTCTGCATGATGTTTGTATTTACGCCATTGAATCCAGTGAGCATACTGTTGTTCACGGCATAGAATCCATCACACAAGCCGTTGTTGATTCCGTCGAGCTTTCCGACGATATTCTGGGTATCAAACCCTCTTTGCAATGCGGAATCAGTGTAGTAACTGGAATTTGATCCGTTACCGCCCCATCCTCCGTTTCCCCATCCTCCAAAAGCGAAGAAGAGGACAAACAGGATAATCCACCAACCGTTACCATCTCCGAAGCCATCGTTTCTTGCTCCATCATAAGGAGTTACTGGCATTGTAAAAGGTGCATTTGTTGAGTTAAACATAGTTTTTACCTCCTATTAAATTTTGTATACTTAAATCTTGCAAGAATTTAGTAGCTATTTTATTTCGGAAATTGATTCTTGAAGTCTGAAAACGCCTTGTCGAAATCGACTCCTCTTTCTTTCGCAATATTCCTTCCCATTTCTTCTATTCCTTTTAAATTGCCATTTTTAGCCATTTCGAACATGTTTTTAGCCATAGGATTGTTTTCAATTTGTGGGTCATTCATCATTCTCATGACTATTTGCTTTGGATTTCCACTGTTAATCATTTGAAAGACATTCATTATATTCACTCGCTTTCACCGTCCTTTTTAGATGTAGCTGATCTTGTTTTTGCTGTCGGTTTCGGAATGGAATTTCCGATTTCTTTGATTTGGTCGGATAATTCGTCAAAACGTCTCATAATTTCCTCCGTAGCTTTCGTATTTGCACTTTCCTGACGATTTGTGTTGTTAGGAGTAGTATTTATCTCCGGTTTAAAAGTAATCGTCTGAATCGTGCCATTCGGTGTCCACGATTTTAAGTACACCTCTGAAAGATCGTTCTTCGGGAAGATTGCATATGGATAATTCATCGGTACGTCATTGGCTGTTATTTCGTCTACGCTATTTACAGTACGCCCGATAAGTTGTGGCACAGCTGCCTGTTGTTGCGTTGGAGCTTGCTGAACCGGATTTTGATAAACAGGTTGCTGCATCTGTTGATATTGCATTCCATTGTACCTTGGAATTTGTTGCATGTATTGGTTTCCCATATACGGATTTTCATACATATGGCATATCCTCCTAACCTTTATTACAAACGTCGTTAAGTATATCTTCTTTCGTCATATACACATTTTCAGTATAGTATCTATTTTCGAGCGCATCCTCTACGACATGGACAACCGTCGACTGGATGCAAAGCGGGATATCTTTCATTCTTTCATCACAAAATATTCTTTCAAGAAGCTCATCTGAAAACATGTATATCATCTCCTCATGTTTAAATTTTCGCACAAAAAAAGAGAAGTAAGTTTTCACTTTCTTCTCATATTTATGTCATATAGTGGCTCTATTTTATTTACTATTTTTCGTACACACTTTTGCTGTGTACCGTACACACTTTTTACACACTTTTGCTGTGTAAATTCGTGTAAATACGTGTAATTTTATGAAATTCAGTGTGTATGCCAAATTGCTTGAAACCCTTATAAAATCAGTATTAGAACGGTGTTCCATACAGATCATACGGAGTTGCCTGGTAAACATAGTAAGTTTACAAAGTTTAGTACAAAATGCTCCGAAAACCCTTTATTTTAAGGCTTTTCTCTTCTGCCTAGTGTGTAAGTTACACACCATTTACACACTTATGAAATTTTTTGTTTAAAATCCACGATATTATTTGGCGTATTATCTACCAGTTTTTCAATATCATTAAAAGACTTTTCTTTCGTAACATGAGTATATAAATCAAGAGTCATTTTAACACTTGCGTGACCTAAATATGATTGAACAACTTTCGCATCAATTCCATGTTCAAAGCATCGAGTGGCGAATGTATGTCTGAATGTATGTCCACTAAAATTTTTGAACAAATCATTATTCGGTCTCAACAAATTTATTTCTCTTATAACTGCATGTATAGCATCTGCATATATTACTGAATTTATCGGAGTATTGTACTTTGTAGTGAACAAAAAATCATTCTGTTCTTTTGGCCTCTTGATTGATACTATCGCTTTTTGTTGAATCTGTCTTTCAAGATATATTTTACAAACGCTGTTTATCGGAACTTTCCTATAGCTCTGCTTTGTTTTTGGTTCTTCTATGTGAAAAGTCTTTCTGGTATCTGTAAGATACTTCTGGTACACTAACGTTTTGTTTACATCAATGAACCCATTTTCGAAATCTACATCTGATTCTGTCAGCGCAAAAAGTTCTCCAGGTCTCATTCCGGTATTCACTGCAACATTAAACATATTATCATAAAATGTATTTTTGCAATATTCAAAGAAAATATTCTGTTCTTCAAGCGTAAGAGATTTGGCTTTAGATTCCTTCTTATCTATAACTTTTGCTCCTAAAACCGGGTTTTTTGAAATCAAATTATCTTCAAGAGCTCTACCCATTAGATCTGACAATATAACTTTGATTTTATTTTGCCTTTCATACCCATATCCATTTGTATGAGCCAATGTTATTATTCTTTGAATATCTGATTTAACCAAAGAATTTATGTTGCGATTTCCTATAAAAGGTGATATATTTTTATTGTATATGTGAGTGTATTCTCTAAGAGTATTAGGGCGTACGCTCTTTTCTTTATATATCTTTATCCACTGATTAAACCAATTATCCAATTTTATGTTTTCTCTTACGCTTACAAATGTTTCATTTTCTGCGATTTTAACAGCAAGATCTTTTCTCAATTCAGATAACTTTTTTGAATATATTGTCTTTGAATTGCCAAACCTATCTTTATATCTCCCTTGATAAGTCCCGTTTTTTCTTTGAGTTATTCCAATTCCTAGTTCTTTTCCTTTTAAATCCTTTCCCATTATTTTTGCCCCTTTCATTTTGAAAAAGAGCCACTATACAGCTACATACTACTATATAATGGCTCGTATTTCAATACTTACACCTCAAGTGTTTTTTCTATAAACTTTTCAAATTCCTTTCTTTTAACCAACCTCTTCCCCTTACCTACGCAGAATAGGAATGAACATCCAGGTTCGTTAAGCAATGAACTTATCTTATTTACGCCAATATTGCTGTATTGTGACGCTTCTTCCACAGTAAGCATTACCTTTTCCCAAATAGGAACACCGTTCTCTTTCATCGTTATCACCTCACTTACTTTGGACATTATGTTTTTTATCCTTCTGTTTACAGTTGATTCAGATAGGGATAATTTTTCGGAAATTTCCGTTGCAGTTTTACCTTTTGATAACATCAAGAATATTTTTTCTTCTTCCTCTGTAAAGTTGCATTCACGCATATAATACTCAATTTCGCTCGATACGCAGTTACATAGCTTCATACACCATCCCCTCTTTCCATAACGGTTATTATCTACTATTATTCATTTGAAATTTCATCAGGTATTCCAACACTGAATACCTCTTCACAATACTTTTTGTACTCTTTACACATTCTTGTTTCCGTTGCCTCTTCGATTGTTGTACCGTATGTTCTTGCGAAAATTTTGACATATTGTTTATATTGTCTTTCTGCTTCATTCATAACCTTTCTCCTTTGTTCTCGCTTCAATTTCAATCGCATTTCCGTTTCTCCCGTCATTTATTATATTGATTTTTCCAGAATAATCAAATACCAATTCTCCATGATCGTACACTCTGATTCTGCCAGTATCGTTCTGTGCTGGAATCGTCACGACAAAATTTTCTTTCTCCTGTTCTGCTTTTTCCTTGCTATTTCCGCAAGAAGTAGCCAATATTACGAATATAATCACAGCCACGGAGAGCAAAATCTTATGATTGTGCATACTTTTCCGACTCCTTTCTGTGTAGCTCCATCAGCGATTCAAGCTTTCTTTCATCCGACTTCGCCAGTTCACCATGCTTTTTCATATCGTTCAGTTGCATCAGATATGTACCGGCTTTATCAACATCTTCTTGCCCGTTCTTTGCTTTATGTCTCCAAAGGTACTTGAAAACATTTCCCATACAAAATGCCACAAAACCTCTTTTCCCTAAAAACAATTTCATCACAGAAAAACATTCAAGATTCGAA